AGGTGTCCACCTCCCTTGGGGGGAGCGTGAAGACATCACTGAGGATTACATCCGTGAAATGGCTGAGGGTCAGTGGGAATCAAATCCCATGCTCGTCTCTGAAGAGAGACGAGCACTGATGTTTACTCGCCGCCGTCGTTCTCCAGCAGAACATTTCCGTGCCAACCTAGCGGAGTCCAAGGGACATCGCTACGGTCGGCTGGCGCCTATTATCACGCCAGACGGAAAGATCCGGATTGCCACTGTCCATTCCGCGCCCGTTGCTTGGGCCGCAAGAGCAATGACCAAGTGTCTGCTACCCTTATTGAAGGGGTTCGCAGTCACGAAGGACATCTTGCGAAACAACGAGATTGAACTAGTGGCTCCGGCGATCTGGGACGCAGATCCCAAGATCGTATATTCTGCTGATCTCTCGAAGAGCACAGATCCGATCTCGATCGAGTTGAGTCGCTTCGTCTTTAAGCACGTCCTAGCCATCACTGGAAAACCAGAATGGTGGGATGATGCTCTAGAGGGAGTGATCAACTTTCACGAGATAGAAGACCCGACCACTGGTGAGAAATTCATCTCCCAGTGTGGGGCACTGATGGGTCTCGGCCCAGGATGGTTTGTCCTGTGCGTCGTAAACGCCTTCTGTGCTTACCTGTCAGGTGCCTCAAAGAAGTCATTCGCCGTGTGTGGCGATGACCTCATCGGATTGTGGCCTTCGAGAGTGGCTGACGCGTACGAGAGCAACCTGAGAGTTATGGGCTTAGTGCCAAACACCAGTAAATCGTTCCGGAGTGAACGATTCGGCGTCTTCTGCGAACGTCTCGTAGAACGTCGCGGCACTGTTGCCAGATCCCAGGCGCTCTTGCGCATTGGCGAGGCCACAGCTGCCAAAGCTAGGGCGAGTCTGAATGAGCTCAGCGTCGTAGACCCTCTTTCGAGAAACTACAGGAACGAAATCCTGTCTGGTCTAGCGCGCCGAGTGGCAGAGGGATTCGCGTTTCCCGATACCATCCCGGGTCCTTTCGGATCGGGTGGTGGAGGTATCGGGCGCGCCACCGTAGAGACGGTGATCTCCTACATACGATACGGGCCATTATCATTGACCCGTCGAGCCACTAGAGAAAGTGACGATGAGGAGATTACCCATCTGCGCTCTCAACTCAGACTTCTCGAACCGCAATCCGGTTGCGACACTATCTCGACCGATAAAGTCTTGATAGAGAGTCAGCGGATGCAGAATGCTGCGTGGAATGCGAAGCATGCTGCCGTGCGCCAACCACCCCTTCGCAGAAAGAGAAAAGAAATCCTGCACGAGCTCTACAATCGAGCCCGATACGCAAGAGGAACTCTTCTCGCTGCGGAGGGAAGCAACCTGAAGGCGGTTCGCCTAGCTGTTGGCGACAAGCCATATATTCTTCCGCGCCGACGACTTTTATGTCAGCTCGAACGTCTCACTCGTCAGAAGAGATGGGATTTGTGCTTAGCACTCCTCTCAAAATCTTGGGACGTCCACGTTCGTAAGGAAG